GTCACTCGTATATATGAAAGGAGGTTCAAAATGTAATAATGATGAGCAATTCGCGCGCATTCCCGCGAATAAAAAGTTGGAATTCATCATGGAAGTATGCTACGTGTCTAAAACACCGAGGCTGCTTTCGCGCTAAGAATTCCCGCGCAAGTGGAATTCAATCACCGGAGTATGCTACGTGTCTAAAACACCGAGGCTGCTCAGGAAATTAACTAAGAGGTAGATCATGGATTCTCGTAAGAACAGTGGAAGTGACAAGAACAATATAATGCATATCTATGATGCAGATGCGTCATATGTATATGCGTATCAAGATATGGAAACCGGCACGTTATGCATTGGGTTTAAATCTCCGCTTGGAGACGATAAATTCACCTACATTACGTCGTGTAAAGACGGTGCGTTTTGGGATCGTTATAGTAGGGGGAGACTTGAACGTTCGATTTTGTTTATTGGGCCAGAATTAAAAGCACGTGCAGCAGAATGGTTTGCGTGGGATTACGGTAAAAAACTTGGTCGCAAGTTTTTCAATGCTGTAAATAATGCGCATAAGACCGATGAATCAATATTAACGACGCACGAGAAACAAGTTATTATTGATTTTTTGCGTGGTGACGGGAAAGGCATTCCACAGGGTAGTGTGGATGTCACTGAAGCCAATGAAAATCACGCGATTGTGACCACAATCGCCAAGCATATTGAAGAGAGAACAAACTTCTATAAAGAAGTTGACGTCTCAATTCATGAAGTGTGTGCCTATGGCGATTGTCAAATTCGCGAAGTGATTCTCAATCACCACACGGTGTCAAAAATCCGTCAGCGTCTTCTGGAAAATCCTAAAGAAGCTCGCGAAACGTTTAAACCAATCGTGGTGCTCGTGTCCAAAGATGACGTAAAGCGTGTTATTAGTGGGCATACCCGTCGTGAGGCGGCGAGAAAAACGGCTGGTTGGAACTCAGTTCCTGTCGTGTATCTGAATGAATCAGAGTTTGGGTCAACCGAAGAAATTCGTGAACAGAATATTCTGCGATTTGGATTGTATATGAATCGCGAGCCATTCGAGGTTCGTGCCACGAATTCAAAAGAAGATTTGAAAAGAAACATCAATAACTTCTTGGCTGCTCAGAAGCTCGATCTTTCAAAGCCTGCTCACAAGGATCGGGCGCGCCAGTTAGTGTATCTGAACTTTGATTATGTGTGTGGGTCAAAACAACAGTTGAATGGTCTGTTGGAGTCTATTGTTACTGATTTTGAGAAAACTCAAGCAGAACTCACCTATCAAGCGCCTCTCACGACATATGATGATGCGTACTTTGCTGATTATAAGTGGAACAAATACGGAGTGCGCAATATATCAACTGTGGTCTCGAAAGTGGGGGAATGCGCCAACGCTAAACCTCTTGCGTTTGTCCTGCGTGTCATGCGTAAAGAGAAGAATATGCAAGGTGCAATTATCTTGCATTACACCACAAAGCGTGAGCTGGTGGAAGAAACAACTGGTAAGTGGATTGACGATCTAATAGAGACTATCCGGTATATGAAGCTTAAAATTGAAGTTGATCTATTGCCGTACGATGGGCCGCGCCCACCTAAAGGAGGCCCATTTAAGCTTTCTGTGAATAGATAGTTTTTGACAAGTGGTGCACCTCCCACCACTTGGTTTTTCTATCTATCTGTGACAAGCGGCGGCTGTTCCCATTGGGGCAGCCGCCTCTTGCATTTCCCTATCATGTACCATAAATGAGGTGCAGATAAATGAAGCTCATTTCTGGTAAAAACGATCTCGCCACGAAGTTTCCTAAGATTGATGACGCGACCTAATCGCGGCGTAGAAAAAATCCAAAAGAAACGCAAAACATAAAAGGTTGTCCCGCTCTTATTATACTAAATAGTGGATTGAGGTATAATATCCACTATGGCCACACGATACTACCAAGGAAAAGCAGGATTTCAAATGTTGGTTAAAAAGAAACCAGCCGAGACTCCAGCACAATGGCAGAAGAGGACGAATGCATTAGAAATCATCATTCAAAAATTAACCCCTTTCTCTTCTGTGATATATCTCGAAACAGAGAATGGTAACTTACCAAAAAGAGGGGTTCCACTTCTAAAGATTACTGATGAAAAAGTATTCCCTAAGGCAATAGCTGCGTTAGAATCATTAAAAAAAGTCAAAGTAACCGACCTAAAAGACAATAAATTCTCGGTTCAGGTTGGTTCAGATGACGAGTTGACAGAAGTAAACATATACAAATCTGGCGGTGGTTTCTTAAATGTTATAGATGAAAAAGGCAAAGCATTAGCATCTAAATCTCCATCGACTGCTCAACAAGAAGACGGCACTAGATACTGTCTTGAGTATTACGCAACAAATAAAGAGATGCCAACCGAAGAGATGATCAACAAAGCAATCAAGTTTAACTTTGATAAATCATGGCATGACTCTTTCAAGAAAACTATAAATGCTATCCTGACAGTTATACCAAAAAGTTGTATGGCTCAATACGACTTTTACAGAGACAGCAACCCTCAGAAACCCAAATTCTTGAATCAAATAACAGATTCTAACGTTCTTCCTGATAGTAAGGATAACTGGAATCCTTCTGATATATGGGCAGTTAAACGGCGTTGCGCACCGACATTAGCTAACAGTATCGATGCTCTATATAAGAAGTTACTTGCTAAGAAAGCTGGTATTGAACACTTAAACAAATTTGTTGAAAAGAAGTTTAATTCTAAAGAAATCATTGGTATCTCTCTTAAGAAAGTCGAAGGTACAACAGAGGCTGGTATATCAAAGATTAAAGTTGACGCCGAATACAGCAAGAGCATTAAGTATTGTGGTCCATGGAAGAAGTTCGATTATAAAGTTTCTAACACATACTTCGATTTACTACCTCGATTTGAAATATTTAAAGATAGTGTAAATTATAGATTCCGTTTTAGACCACGTGGCGCTTCCAATGAACTTAACACGTATGGTGAGGGGCAACCAGAGACTGCTAAAGTTTTTGACGGTGCTATCTCTAAAGATATGCTTCAGCGCGATGTGGCCGGCCTTGACGCAGTAACTTCAGATATGAAGAAGTTACCCCGTGGCAAAGCTGCTAAGTCTGTCATGGCTCAACTTGAGACTATGGAGAAACAGGCTATTGCTAATCCGTCGGAATATCATCATTACAAAGACTTTGTTAAGTATGTAAAAGCCAACGAGTTTACGTTTGTTAGCGTTTCTGGGATCACTGATGACCGCGGCCGACACCCACAGATGTCAGAATATAAAGTAAAGCGAGCCATAGTTTTGCTATACTATATTTACGCTTTAGAAACTGCATCAAACCCTGGAGAACTCTATAAAAGGATGTATCTAGCTGCTAAGAAGATGAATGACTTCTCTTCTGTGCACTACAAAATACTTTCCCAAGGCAGATGATATATAGGGGTATGATAACCTTTCGCCAATACTGTACTGAAGAATCCGTTGCTCGGCGAGTCCGACCATCCCCCAATCTTGAGAAACGTCATATTGTGAGGGCATGGTTAGGATATCAGCTGGATGCTCACCAACGGCAACAGCTCGCAGATAAGCTCAAGCCACGTCTCACGACCCCTCTCCATCATGCTGTGGCGAACACACTGCTATCACCCTTCCGATCGAATATTCTTAAAAAAGATTATCCTGGTGTTGATCCGTATCGGCTCGAAGCGGTTCGGGATGAGGTGATCTATCATCTCTATCGGGCTGGTGCCTCTATGGGGCTGGTCTAGCCTCTTCCCCCACGGTTCAGCCTCCTCGTCTCTCCTAAGTCATTGATATTCCAGCGAAAAATAAATCCTAAGTTATTGATATTACTCGGAAATTCACTCATTTTGACCCCTTGAGGTGTTGACTTTTATGACTAGTGGGTATATACTATAGGCATGAACAATAAAGGAGACCAGACCATGACCCTCTTAACCACCGGCAATCCAAAGCTACTTAAGGGCGAGAAGAAAGGCTATCTGTCCTTCATTCTCCACCTTGCTCCCGCAACCCTTTCAGGGTATCAAACCTGCCCTAAAGCCACCGAGGGGTGCAAATCCGCATGTCTAAATACTGCTGGACGCGGCGGAATGTTTCGAAAAGGTGAAACAACCAACGCGATTCAACAAGCCAGAATTCGTAAGACGAAAATGTTTTTTGAAGATCGTCCAACATTTCTCACGCAGTTGGTCAAAGAGATTCATGCAGGGATCCGCACTGCCGTGCGCAAAGGGCTGATTCCCTGCTTTCGCTTGAACGGGACCAGTGATATTCGATGGGAGTCTCAGGGCATCATTGAACAGTTTCCCCAGGTTCAGTTTTATGATTACACGAAGCTTGCCAATCGCGACGTCGCGCATCTTCCTAATTACCATCTCACCTTTTCACGGGCGGAATCAAATGATTTGGATGCGCGTGATGCCCTTCACCGAGGCATGAACGTGGCGGCGGTATTTGCAACAGTTCCTGCCACATATGCTGGGCGCACCGTGATTGATGGAGATGAATCAGATTTGCGCTTTCTTGACCCCCAGGGCGTCGTCGTGGGGTTGAAAGCCAAGGGTCGTGGAAAGAAAGACGCGACTGGCTTTGTGATTCAAACAGTCGACGCGAAGTAAAAAGGGAGCGAATAAGAATATGAATCACTATCTCTTACAACGAATGAATCGTGATGATTCAGAAATATTTGTTGATGAAGTGTTACAAACACTACCACAACTCGTCCATCAGACCAAGATGGAGATTAAAGAACAATTGCGCGTGGCGAGCCCAGCGATTCGTATTCAATGGGGTATTTTACGTGGGTTGTTGTATGTGGCGAAAGATATTCTCGTGACATCCGAATATCATCGATTGGTTCGTGCTGTCACGGAGATTTCTCATGATGTGGATATCTATTTAACCTCAGAGTCATTTGAACATGCGCAAATTGACATGATGTGGTCTCCACAAGAACTGACTCAATTTGGCACGAAAGGAGCATAAGATTCGAGGATTGTTGTTGTTATTGTTGATCATCATGATAGTCTCACTGATAGACTTGATGGAGGGTTTTGGCGATGCTTACGAAACAAAAAATTTTACATCATATGACACATCTTCAAGAACAACATCGTGATCTAGATACACGCATTCATGCTATGGATAGTTATGGATCGCACTTGACGGAATATCTGCAGTTAAAGAAAAAGAAATTGCAATTGAGAGACAAAATTGAATATTACAAACATCAACTGCTAATCATGTAATTTCCACGACGATAACGAGAACGGAGTTACCACCAACGATGGCATATAGCGACAAAGTCATTGATCATTTTACCAATCCACGCAACATGGGAAGTTTGCCCAAAGATGATCGTCATGTCGGAACAGGGATGGTGGGGGCACCTGAATGTGGTGATGTCATGAAGCTCCAAATTAAGGTTGAAGGTGAGAAGATCGTCGATGCGAAGTTCAAGACCTTTGGGTGTGGTTCCGCGATTGCGAGTTCCAGCCTCGCGACTGAATGGCTTAAGGGGAAGACTCTTGCTGAAGCGCAAGATATTAAAAACACGGATATTGTTTCCGAACTGAATTTACCACCTGTCAAAATTCATTGTTCAGTGCTGGCTGAGGATGCGATTAAAGCTGCAATTGCAAACTATCATACCAAAAGTACCACCACCACGACAACGATGCACCACCATCAAGAAGAAACAGCCTAAGACATGCCCACTATTCCCTGTGATATGACATTGAGTCATATGGATTTCGTCTCTGCAATGATGGCTTGTGGACTCTATATTCTTGGACTTGTGACCGGTATCATCATTACAAAAATTACTATCAATCGATAGATTCCTTAAAAAAGAGAAAGTTGTTTATATGTGGCGATTTTTGCTCGGTGTGGTGTGTGGATTGGGGATTGCGCATCCTCAGAAAGTAGCACAATTTATTTATGCAGGATTCGTTGCAGCGCATAATATCACCATGCATGTGTTGGAGTGGGCTCAAACACAATAAAAGTCATAAATATTATCCATGGATGATCAAATGCGGATTGCGCATCTGACTTTGCAAGTTCATGCATTAGAAACACAATATAATGCGATGGAACAAGCTCATACGCTCTTAGCACAAGAAGTCATGAAAACTGTAATCGAACTGCAGCAAGAAAATGAGATTTGTTATACTGCATTAGGTGAAATTCTAGAATTGAAAACTGGCGCGATTCAAATTGCGGAAGATGCTATTGTGCGTATTGTCAATCTTCGTCGTCAATTATATGAGACCTAATTTCACGTGTATGCACAATCTTTCTCATCCTGGAGAAATCATCAATTAGACAAATTTATTTGATTTTCGTCTTGAAAGAGAGTATACTGATATTAAAAGGAGTGATATGACTATGTTGTATACCGCAGAAACAAAATCTCAACTCGCGAAATTGCTTGCCGAAGAAAACATTCACGTCGAGCATCGCAAAACCAAAACTGCCTATTTTGATCTTAGCACCAGAACACTGGTGTGCCCGATCTGGAAAAACATGTCGGGAGTGATCTATGATTTGCTCATGGGGCATGAAGTGGGGCATGCGCTCCATACCCCACCTGATGGCTGGCATGAGGCTATTGCAGGGCGCGAGCGAAGCAACTTCAAATTCTTCTTGAACATTCTGGAAGATGCGCGCATTGAAAAACTTATGAAGCGTCGGTTTCCTGGATTGACTGCCTCATTTTTGGCGGCATATTCGCAGCTTCATAAAGAAAATTTCTTTGGTGTCCAGGATAAAGATGTTACCAAACTCCCTCTGATTGATCGTCTGAATTTATTTGCAAAGGGTGGTTCACGGTTGACGGTTTCGTTTAGCCCTGAGGAAATGCAGTTTGTGACACGCATGGAAAAATTAGAAACGTGGGAGCAAGTCTATCTGCTTGCTCAGGACCTTTATGCACAGGCAAAACAAGAACTGAATGAAACCAAGGCTCTTGATGATCTTCTCACTCAAACAGAAACAGAGAATGAACAGGAGGATAATAACGACAACGACGACGAAGAAGATATGATGCAAGATTCTTTTGATACTGATTTTGAATCAAGTTCGTCAGATGAGTCAGATGAGTTAGATGAGTCAGACACTGAGTGTTATATCAAGCAAGATCCCAAGCAAGATCCCACTTCTTATACTGATGAGTTCTTTCGTAAGCGTGAAGAAAGTCTGTTATCTACCGAGTCTCTGGATTTACTCTATGTGACACTCCCTCGCCCGAATCTGAAGAAGATTGTGACCCCTGTGGCGGATGTCGTCCAGACATTGAAGAATCATTATAATAATCATAATCATAATTCCTATAAACGCAGGATAAATGATCCATCCGACTCAGAAATTCAAGCCGCGTATACTGAGTTCATGGAGCGGAATGACACCTATGTGTCTCTTTTGGTTAAAGAGTTTGAAATGAAAAAGGCTGCCGCTGTCTTTCGCAAGTCCAAACAGGCAAACACCGGAGATTTAAATATCACGAAACTCTATCGATATAAACTCTTGGATGATGTCATTTTCAAGAAGCGCACCAAATTCTATAAGGGGAAATCACACGGCATTGTCTTGCTGTTGGATAAGAGCGGATCAATGAGCCATATGATGCAAGAATCGATTGAGCAAATTTTGGTGCTGGCGTTATTCTGTCGTAAAACACATATTCCATTTGCTGCGTATAGTTTTTCGTCCATTCTTGCGCATCCAGAAATAGAAGCATACGACGCTAAGACTTTCATTGCCAAAGCAGACATGAATGATGCGTCGCTGTGGGACTTTCGTGGTGGTGATTTACATATGGGCACCGTGTCATTGCGAGAAATCGTGCATTCTCAATTGTCGGCAAAAGACTTTCATGAAGCTGTGATGTATCAGAGTTTTTTAGCCAAACAATATGATAACCGGATGATCGCTTTCCTCAACAACCCCATTGGGAAGACGTATAGTGCATCAATACCAGACTGCGAGCGATTGCAATCAACCCCACTCAACGAGGCACTGGTGGTGATGAAGGATATCCTTGTGTCATTTCGTGAGCACCATCATGTGGATCTGGCACACCTTATTATTGTTCAAGATGGTGATTCAGATGGCAATTATTCTATCATGAAACGTGATACGTTAGCAACCTTGAAGGATGATTCCCTTTCCCATGATTCTATTTCATTTTACCCCTCGTGTTTCTCCCCATCGCAACACAAAATGGCGCTCCTCGATGAGTCAACGCAGCAACATTGGATCGCGGTTGACCATACACGATTGAGTCAAACAGCAGTTATTCTGAAGTGGTTGCGGCATTTCACTGGAGTGCAAGTTTTTGGTATCTATGTGATTCCCTCGTCTGAGAGCAAACATTTGCGTGATATATTTACAACGTTATATCGTACCAAGACGGGATCCACGATTGCCTCTTGGAAGGAAGCATCAAATCTCATTGAGAAGTTCAAAGAAGAACGATATATGGAATCATATATGGATGGTTATACACGCTTTTCGTTTTTGTATTCTAAGAAGAAAAAGCGCGGCCAAGTAGAATTGGGTGAAAAGTTAGATGAGTTGCTACAAGGAGTTGTGCCAACAAAGGTTAGAGTCACCACCGCTTTTACCAGAATGTTTGAGAAGAAAGCGATGAATCGTCTCTTGGCAACCAAATTTATTCCTCTGATTGCGGAAGGAGGCAGATGACAAAAAAGACATGTAAAAAATTTGATTTTTGTGGGTAAATTTAGTATACTAATAGTAGGGTAGTGAGTGGTCTAACTTAAAAAAGGAGTGTCGTGATGAAGACCAATGATCGTGAACAGTTTTTGTGTGCGTTAAGGAAACATTCTGACGTCTCTATTACCAAGAAAGAGATACTGCAGATTGTTAAATCTTTAAAGATAGGATACCCGTCATTCTACATGAACGATCCTGCGAACAAAATTAGTTGGGGAAAGTATCGCGTACCTACAGCTGAGTCAGCTCCAGCGTTTCAGGCAAAGGTTCTTCAGATGCCGCGTCGTGTGATTGAGCAGACTCACGCAGATGATGCGTTACTTATTCCCAAGAAGTATGAGCATTTTGTTCCGTTTGGAAACTTTGATGATCTCAAATGTATCATAGACTCGAAGCAGTTTTATCCCGTCTTTATAACGGGGCATTCGGGAACAGGTAAGACGTTTGCAGTCGAACAGGCCTGTGCCCAACTCAAGCGAAAGTTTGTCTGTGTGTCTATGACACCCGAAACAGACGAAGGCGATTTGCTTGGTAACTTTATTTTGAGTGATAACAGTATGGTGTGGAAAGATGGTCCGGTAACTCTTGCCGCAAAAGAGGGGGCTATTTTGTGCTTGGATGAACTCGATTATGGTGCAGCGAATCTCGCAACGCTCCAACGGGTGTTGGAAGGTAAGCCGTTCTTACTCAAGAAGAAGAATGAGGTGGTGACACCTGCGGTAGGATTTAATATCGTAGCCACTGCGAACACTAAAGGTAAAGGCAGTGACGATGGACGGTATATGTTCACCAATGTGCTGAATGAAGCTTTTTTGGAACGGTTCCCTATTATGTTTGAGCAGAACTGGGCACCAAAGAATTGTGAGACGCGAATTATTCGGAAGGAACTCAAAGCAATAGATAGTGAAGATGATACCTTTGCGACGATGCTTGTTGATTGGGCAGGGATTATTCGGAAAACCTTCAACGATGGTGGGTGTCAGGATGTGATCTCAACTCGTCGGTTGGTTCATATCACAAAAGCGTATGCGATTTTTAAAGATCGTCTTAAGGCTATTCAATATTGTTTGAATCGGTTTGATAGAGAAACAACAACCAGTTTTCTCGATTTGTATACCAAGTTGGATGTTTCTGTTGCGCCACCTGCGGCACCAGTTGAATCTTCTGACGGCACAGTGACAGTGCCTGTCGAATCTTCTGATAGCACAGAGACGGCAACTGCGACGTTGTAAATAATTTACGGGGCGACCCCTTGGATGTGGTCTGGTCAACTATATCCATGCTCCTTTATCCCAGGTGACTGGGTTTGGGTCGTCCCCACTTTACTATATAACTGCATGGGGGTGTAGTTGAATGTTAACACCACATGAATTTTCAGCGTTGATGGAATCATATACGCTGAATTTTTTCCAAAAAGGAACTGAGTTGCAGGGCGTTCGATCAAAACTGATTGACGCTTATTGTGCGGCATATGACCATTGTCTTTCACCCCACGGCGTGACTTCTATGATTCATAATACCATTGAAAATGCACTTCTCTATGAATGCGAAGAAGGCGCACACACCTATCGTATTTGTTCTTATTGCGGGTTGAATCCCTCGCGCGGCGAACGCTGCGCTGAATGTTGGAGAAAAGTATTATTGGTGATGAATGAACGAACCGCAGATGAGGAACCAGATGAACCATCAGAAGATGGATGCTAATAGATCATGATATTAGATTTGTTTATCTTGGGTGTGTACTTAGTCTTTTTTATTTTATTCTTTGTGCTATGGATGATAGCAATATCCATACCATTATTCTTTTTTATTTGCGTTCATAGTGTTGTGCGATTGTTTCGTTACCTGCACCGAACATTTCTAAACACCTAAATACGAGTAGTGTATGCCGTCTTATACGTTTCGTCATAAGTCTACCGGTGAGATTCTGGAGCAGTTTTGCAGTATGTCTGCTCGTGAGGCATTTCTGACTTCTCATCCTGACTATGAGCAAGTGATTCTAGAAGCCCCCGCAGTTGGTGATCCTGCGGCACTGGGATATCAAAAACCACCCTCAGATTTTATGAAGTATGTACGCGATCCAATTATTGAGCGGAATCGCGGCAGAAAATCACGCACACAAGCACCACGGGAATTATAGTGATGGTGACTACGTTCAGTATGAGTGAGCAGATAACTCAACCCCTAACTCCACAATGGAGGCCTCATGGGCAAGAAAAAGGTGTTGAACGAAGCTTCTCAGCCACTCATCCTTCCTCCTATTCAATTTCTTACCGAACATCAACAACAAACTTACCACGCATGGCGTGAAGGACAACATCTTGTTTTATCTGGTGACGCAGGTACTGGTAAAACCTTTATTTCGTTTTATCTCGCTCTTCGTCAGGTTCTTAAAAAAGATTCAGAGTACAATCAAGTTATTGTGATTCGGTCGATTGTGCCGTCACGTGAAGTGGGGTATCTTCCTGGGTCCCTTAAAGAAAAAGTCTGGGTGTATGAGGAACCTTATCGTTATATTTGTAATCAGTTATTGAACCGTGGTGATGGATATGAAATTTTGAAAAATAAACTTCAATTGAGTTTTCAAACGACATCGTATTTGCGCGGAATTACTTTTGAGAATTGTATTGTGATTATCGATGAAATTCAGAACTTGTCATATGGAGAACTCGCGACGGTGACAACGCGCATTGGACAAAATTGCCGATTGATTTTCTGTGGGGATACGAAACAAACAGACCTTTGGCGTCCAGAGGAACGAAATGGCATTCATCATTTTTTGAGTATTCTTCAACGACTAAATTCTGTTACTAAGATTGATTTTGATATCAATGATGTTGTGCGATCTGGATTTGTCAAAGAGTTTTTGTGTGCACAAGATGAGTATCGTAAAGAACATCTATATTGTGCTGCATAAAAGTTGACAAGTAGTGAGAATTTAGATATACTTGTAATTATTTGGTAATGAGGTGAAGATGAAACAGTTTGATCCACAGAAGTACTGTGTACAGCGTGATGATGATGTGACGGTGGTGACGTCACGGTTCTGGGACAGGGCAGCTGAAGACAAGCTCGGTCAATTTTTGACTGACGCGGATTATGATGTGTTGGTTGATGAGGATTGTGATTTCTATGCGCCCTCGTTTGGGTGTGGGGACATGTCCTGCGGCGGTCCCTGCACCAACAGCGAAGTCAACATCATTTTCAAGTATCGTCGGCATGTCTTTACCCCCCAAGAACAACATGGCGCCTATGACGGTCTGGTCGGTGCAGCACAACCCTCCTTCAATCGTGGTGTTGCTGCAGGGGTGACGAATAATAAATGTGGTGATCGTGATTGGGTGACCGATCAGCAATATGCGATCCTTGAGTATCTTATCACTCGACCGCCACAAATCCTCTTGGATCACGATGATGAACTAGCGCGACTGCTGACAGAGTTTGATGAGAAGGAAACCATGACGACTGTGCGTGGAGTGGTCTGGTTACGAACCAAAGTGACCGACTCAGGGTATCAGTATGATACGTTTTTTCGTGATAAAATTGATGAATGGAAAACGATGAGTGTTGCTGCAGCTGCGAAGGATGCAGAACTCTGGAAGAAAACCTGCATCTCAAATACCACTTATGCTAATGGCGTCTTGTCTGGTATCGCTGGATTCTTTGACCGCTATCCTCGCATTCCCTATGGTCGCGCTACCTCATACACCGAGAACCATCGTGATCTCTATGAACTCTGTTACCCATTTATGGTCAAGCTCGCACATGAGTTCAAGCAATTGCTTCCTGTTCGCTATGCCGCGCAAGAGAAGTGTGCCAATCGGTTGGATGAACGATTTCGAGTTGCTGGTGCGCAGACACCCTTTACCACAATCACCGTCAACAAGAATTTCCGCACCGCATCACATCGTGATGCAGGAGATTTGGGAGAAGGCTTTTCCAATTTGACCGTTGTGGCAAAAGACAAAAAGTGGACTGGTGGGTATCTCGTGCTCCCAGAGTTTCGTGTGGCCATCAATATTCGCCCTGGTGATCTTTTGTTGGTCAACAATCATCAAGGGATTCACGGCAACACCGAAATTCTTCCACCCAAAGGAAAAACCTTGGATGAGATGGAGCGGATTTCGCTGGTCTGTTATTTCCGCGAAAAGATGTTGGAATTGGGGAGTTGGGAATATGAGACTGCGCGATATAAGTTTGTTGAATCGCGGCGGCTAGATAAGTCACACCCACAGCAACGGTATTTGTGGAATGGCGTCTCGGAGGGAATGTGGTCAAGTCAAGAATGGTATGACTATTGTGAGAGAGAACTTGGTTGTGCTCAATTGTTAAAGCATCATCCTGATGCAAAGGGACAGCAATCACTTGAGGGATTCTTTAGATAATGTGCGCCATTGTAGGAGCAATCCTTCTTGCCCCCTCGAAAGAGGATCTATTACTGCTACATCGTGTATTTCACGAGTCTAAGATTCGAGGTCTACATGCAACTGGAGTGGCGTACATTAAGAATGATGATGTTCATATTATTAAGAAACCTGTTCCAGCTGATGAGTTTCCATATGACTTCTCCTCATATGTCAATGAAGATGGTAACTTGTATTTAATTGGGCATTGCCGCTATTCAACATCTGATTTACAATACAATCAACCTATTGGTAACAATGGTCACGCCATTGTTCACAATGGTGTGATTACTCAAGAACTCCCAGAGAAGTGGAAAGAGCTTTACGGGTATGATTGTGAAACTAAAAACGATAGTGAATTAATTCAACACTCCAACGAACCACTTACAGAATTTAGTCATATGTCCATGGCTGTGTGTGAGTTGACTTCACGACCCAAAGAACTTGTCGCCTATCGTAATGGTAAACGACCTTTATATTTGACTTCTTTAGTGAATGGAGTTTTAATTACTTCTACTGCAGATATTCCTAAACGAGCAGGTGTCAGAATTCCTGCGGTTAAAGTCCCAATGAATAACTACATTACATTTGGTGAGAATATGGTAATGACTGTTGATGTTGTTGCCACTGATAGGAAAGATTTACAGCATGTATGATAAATCTACATTTACGTATGGTATGGAAATAGAGTGGGGTGATATAGATCGTCGCCTGACTCCACCAGAGAATCTTGGTAAGTGGGAGTATGCAGAGACTGACATTGTAAACATCCATGAGCCTTTTAAGTATGTCGCATGCGATCCTCTTGGTAAAGAGCCTTACATGGGTGGTGAGATCAACACCATGCCAACTGCTACTTGGCAACAACAAGTAGATCGTGTGATGGAATTGCATCAGTTTTTTGTTGAGAGTGGTAACCAACCATCTGCTTCTTGTGTTAATCACGGGCACTTACATGTATTTGTTCCGGGACTTAAAGGTGGTGTAGCTTCTTTAAAAAAACTAATTACATATATTAAAGCTAATCAAACTGATACCATTGAGGCGTGTTATGGGTTCTATGAAACCGATCAAATGAAGACAGCCAAAGGCGCTAAGATGTATCTCAAGTACGACGGCGGACGAAAAATGCCAGAATATATGTGTGACAATATTATCAATCTGGCAACAGACTTTGAACACTTTATCAAATTGCATGCTGCAGGTAAAGACGGTGTATCAATGGGTCGTCCATTTCGTTATGCAATCAATACTTACTGTATGAAGCATACTGGTACAATCGAGTTTCGCTGTTTCCGTTCAACCACAAAGCGCGAGGAAATAGAAGCTCAGTTTCGCTTTGTAGAAAAGTTTATTGATGCAGCATTGAATGATGGACCCAGTGTCAAGGAAATCCTAGCTGCAGACACCTACACGTTCCCACCATTCGTTTGGAATCTGAACGAATACGTTGGGTGGGAAAAGACTAAGTGGGATAAAGACCGTGGAAAAAAACACCGTGAATACCATGAGGTTGTGTAAGTGTACCAGAGATGAGTTTATCGCAGCCATCTCAACAAATAAAGAAGACAACTTTGCTAAGACTTTCGTTGCCAAAGCAGACATGCTAAGGCAATGGGAGTTTTGTATTGGCGCATTCGATGGCGATGAGTTGACTGCTGCAATTATTACCACACTATCAAAGACCAAACCCCACGTTGCAAACTTACAACTCTTACATACGTTTGCAAAACATAGAGGTAAAGGTTTTGCCAGAATCCTCTGCGAAGATTCGTTAAAACGAGCGAGAGCGACTGGGGCCACTTACTTCAGGGTTTCCTCTGAGAAGAATGCCGTGGGTTTCTATGAGCGTCTTGGGTTCAAGTTTTGGGGGGCACAAAAAAGTGGATGCCAGCTATCCATTTTCAGGATCGGGGGAGATACCTACGGAGAGGGTGACTACGATTATTTCGATACGGTTATTTATAAAGCGATCAACCGAAAAGGTAAGGGAGGCTGTACGACCCTCTATGAGCTTGCAAACAGCCAAATAGGGGTCAATTTAGATGGGGTTGAGTCAAAAATTCCTTATGATATCAACGGGTTATAAAGCAAGATTTCTGTTGACTTCTAGCTTGGACTAGCCCATAATATAGCCATCCTTGAAAAGGGGAAGAGGGAGACAGAAGAGATGCGGAAACCAAAAAAGGAGAATCCAATGACTAATGCGAAGAGTATGAGGGAGACAGAAGAAATGTGGAAACCAAAAAAGGAGAATCCAATGATTATGAAACGGTCTGTATATATTGAGAAATGTCGTAAAGCTGCGAATGATATGAAAAAAAGTCGTCCAAAACCCGAAAATCTTGAGAATCTTGAACTTGATCATATTGTTCCAATTAATTATGGATATGAGCATAATTTCCCATGGGAGATTATTTCATTGCCGGAAAATTTAGATTGGATACCTAGAGACGAGAATCGTTCAAAGTCTGCAAGTCTAACACCCCAAGGTCTAAAACTTATCAATAAATGGCGGGATGATGGGTTGATCGTCACACCTATTGCTCTACAATCTCAAAATGAATCCGCAGACTCTTTATTCGATAATATAAGAGAAAGTCTTAAAAACGATACAATTACATCGTGTATGATTCCCACAAATGTAGCCGTCAAGATACCACCAGTATGGTGCCAACGTGATGAAACACTCCGTTACTCGAAAACCAGAAATGCTATGGGTAGAGTTCCTCTCGATACCCATAAAGTGATGATGTTTTTCCTTTTCCCTGATGGGCAATTCTACCGTGGAGATGGTAATACGCGATCATACATTTGGGCAAATAACCTTCAATTTCCAGACTATGAAGTGCCCAAGAACATTTTGGGAATCTTTATTAAAGTGGATGATGAAAAACACGCAGAACAACTATATCACTCTATTGATTCAAAAATAACAGCTGAAACTTTTGCAGAGAAATTGAGCGGATATATGCGCGCCAAAGGTTATGCGCATCGTCTCCCCTTAAAATGGAAGAAGGGTGAAAGTGTTTATGATATAGCAGTAGTTGCATTGGATAACTATGTACATCCAGGTGACAGTGAATGCGTAACTCTTGAGTGGGGTCGAAACGAAGCCGAACGTGCAGCACAGACAAGCGAGAAATTGAATTATATCATTGAAGAGTTGGTCGTTCTTGGTAAGCTTTTCCCCCATACGTATATACCAAAACAATTGACTTCGCCATTAATTGGAATGTTTATTAAGTATATGATGAAATATAAAGATGATAAAATCTATGATAAAATGTTTAGAGGTATTAAATTTTTAATTAATCATATTACCGGTGGGCAGTATGCTCCATGGTATCGTATTCACAATGATTTTGATGAACCAGAATTAAATAATCTTTTAATAATGGTGGATGAACTCCAAACAACTGCTGATATCTCGAAAAAGGTAAACCCCCGCACTAACCTGCAAACGAGAGCGATTTTATCAGATGGTCCCACTCAAACGACTAGAAATATTCAAGATAGAAGGATGTACTGTGGATGGATTGCGTATTGTTTCGATAAGTACCTTGCTGGTGAAGTAATGAATGAGGATATTATTTTTGATGTTACTGCTGTACCTATGATTGCAGAAATTAAACATTCAAATGCACTAAACGCAAAAACAGAGGCGCAATCATTGATGGTGAAGAAGTACGATAAATTTTGGGAAAATGGATTATAGACAGAAACAAAATAATAGAGAGGCGTTCATTCGCTGGTATGCATGGTCGTTGAAGTATGATGACTGCGATCCAGCGGTGTGGGTCACGAACTATCTCAACACACGATTTGAACATAACGATGAGCAACGTCTTTGGTTGTGTTGGCTTTATGGCAACACGTATCAACTATCAACTGCTTGGGTTTTGATGAATGAGTTTCCTGACTGTGAGTTGGCAACAGTAGATCGTATGAAGCAATGGAATGCTACTAATTACAAACGTCTTCGTTACCAAACTGACACGAAATGGAACAAGGGTCATCTCCCGGCTATGTTTGAATCGTATCAGAAATTTGTCGGCAATCGAACACAACGTGAAGCGATAGAGAGTTATTATGGAGGATCAGAGGAAACCAGCTTTGATAAATTATGGAGTGGCGTTAAAGGGAGTCTCTATAAGTTTGGTCGTTACAATACTTGGTTTTATCTTCAGCATCTTAAGCACACCGCTAGTATTCGGATCAATCCCACTTCTCTTATGTTGTGCGATTATAATGGTTCCCGCTCTCATCGTAATGGGTTGCTTTATACTCTCGGCAAATATGATGATGTGGACAGAAAACTCACTGCTGTACAGTACCAAAATCTTGAAAGACACGCTGCCGAAATCTTACTGGAAATGAAAGAAAGATTCCCCAAACTAGCAAGTCAGGTGGACTTCTTTACCATGGAGACTTGCCTGTGTTCTTTCAAGAAGATTTTCCGTGAACATCATGGACGTTATCTTGGGTACTATCTAGATCGTCAAGCTGCAGAGATTACCAAAGCTGAGAAAGATGGGTGGTATGGTATTGATTGGAATGTTCTATGGCAGTCAAGAAACGAGACAATTGATCAGAAACTAGATCATAGAAGAGGTATTAATAAAAATAGATTCAGTTCTTTCTTGAGGACTGGTAAGATTGAAAACTTAGACTGGATGTTTGATGATGAAAGACCTGTGTCTGAGGGCTTGTTGGAGCACTTTGTATGATTGCGAATTCTATTACAGCATCTAGTACAGATACCATTACCGTTTCTGCGGCGCGTAAATTAGTTGCCGTTGGTGGGAGTCCAGGAACAGGTAAGACTACTCTTCTTCGTGAGTTTATGAAAGATAAAACTTGGGAGAAAGCTGTGCCAAAAAAGACGCTGCCTGTAATGTATTGTAAGGAATTGAATCTCTTTGTACTAGGTAAGTATGAAGAGGGAGAAACCTTTGCGGGAACAGATCGCCTTTCTATGGCAGTTCAACCCATCGCGCAAGAGTTTGTATCCGAATGTCAATCTAACATCCTATTCGAAGGAGATCGAATCTTCAATCAGTCCTTCCTAGAGTTTGCTATGGCACTTCCGAATACCGATTTGCGGATAGTATTTCTCAAAGCACCCAAGACTGTCCTTGAAGCACGATACAAGGATAGAGGATCTGATCAGTCTAAGCAGTTCTTGAAAGGTCGTGAAACAAAATATAGTAACCTATTATCCAATTTTGATCTGATGCCCTATATTACAGTATTCAATAATACTAATTTAGAGGAGCAGGAAAAGGTGTTACGTTTCTTGGAAGGACATTTCAAGAGATAAAATATTTTATGGTTGAATGATTATGTTTGCGCAAGATCTGTGGAGGCACACAATCGAATTGACAGAAGACACAACACCACAGGGTCGGTGGTATACGACTCCGCAAGGGAATAAGTATGCATCCGTCACCACAATGTTGGGCAAAACCTCAAGCGAGGATAAAAAACAAGGCTTGCGCGAATGGCGTGAGCGGGTGGGGGAAGCGAAAGCGAACGCAATCACCTCACGTGCAGCGGGGGAAGGCACTCGACTTCATCGCGCTCTAGAAAAAATTATTACTAATCAATGGACACCCTTTCAACAATCACAAGTGTTGCCTAATATTAAATCGCTCTTAAATCAAATGGTACCAGTATTACAAAGTCATGTTTCTGCGATTCATGGATCAGAAGTGCCACTGTATAGTGATGCATTGAAAGTTGCTGGGCGTACTGATTGTATCTGTACGTGGGATGGGCAGTATACTATTTTGGATTTCAAACGATCTAATAAACCCAAATATGAGGATGGCATTCTAGACTATTTTCATCAAGCAACAACCTATGCGCTTCTTGCTGAAGAGCGATTTGGAAAGGAGATCCCATCTATCGCCATTCTTATTGGCGTCTCAACGGGTGAATTTCCACAGATTTGGCATTTTCCAAAGTATAAATATAGTGTACAAGTATATAGACGAATTCAAAAATTTCATACTCTTAACTCTATTATTGGAGATGACAGTGAGTGAACGTGTGTTTTTATTAATGCAATTATATTTTAATCCAGGAGGGTCATATGCATGATCTTTTTTCATATTTAACTGAGTGGCAGTGGGTGGTCGCTGTTGTGGTTGTCAGCACTGCTGCTCATTATGCTATGCGTTGGTTGGGTTTGTAATCTTATAACTTTGGGTGGAAGATGTTGTCTTCCACCCATTTGTTTTCCCCATATACATGAAACATACACAAATTAGTGTGTGGATTCCCTATTATCTTCGGAGGATGATGGGGGTTCTTTTATTGATTGTTATGTTGAGTGTAGATGCATTTACTCCTACCACACTCGGTCATGCAGATTATAGCTTAATAAAATTTACGGATAGTGAGCTTGTGCGACCTTGGGGGGCAGCACCCAGATATACGAAACAGGAAGAAGTTTGTTTAACTCAAGCCATTTACTATGAAGCTGCAAATCAATCGCATATAGGAAAACAAGCCGTTGCACTGGTGATTCTTAATCGTACTGCGATTAAAGAGTACCCGCGAACTGTTTGTGGAGTAGTGCATCAGTCCCTTATGGTAGGGAGTAAACGAATCTGCCAATTTTCTTATCATTGTATGCGGTATTATCCACCTAATCCTCACTTATGGAAAGAATCCAAACTTATAGCACAAAAAAGTTTGAAAAATATCTTTGATCGCGATATACTTGTTCTATTGGGACGTGCGCAATATTTTCATGCGGTTTATGTGAAACCTAGTTGGGTGCGAGAAAAGTTGCGAGTCGCAAAAATTGGCGATCACATCTTTTATCGTGATCGAGAGTTGTAGTTCATTATTTTTATCATGGAGGTTCATTATGTCTACAGTGTCAACAGTTAAAATCCCCACACTCAGTTTAGAAGAGAAGCAGAAATTATCCACTGCGTTGACTGAAACATCCAAGAGTCTGGCTCGCGCAGAGAGTGAGCGGGAATACGTGCGCGAGTCTATCAAGAAAGTCTCTGGTGATCTTAAATTGCCAAAAAAGCTTGTCTCCAAACTCGTCAAGGTTCATTACAAACAGAACTTCGATGAAGAGGTTGCACAACATGAGGAGTTTGAAAGGCTCTATCAAACGATCGTCAAGAAAGCTTTCTAATGCCCACCAGGGAGGAAAAAGAAACGTTCTTCAGAGCGATTGTGTCAACTTCACAAAAACACGATTTAAATTACATTGAATCTGTGGTACATTACTGTGAAGAAATTGATTTGGAACTGGAATCTGCATTGTTATTGATGGATGATCGATTAAAGGCGTTGATTGCACAGGATGCTGAAGATTTACATTTGATTCCTCGGTATGGACGTTTGCCTTTATGATGTCTCCGTTTGATGCTGCTGAAATGTTTTTTGCCATGCGATTGCATTTCACCCGTGCGTCCTATGATTATTTCAAGTATCATGGAAAAACTACTCTTACGCAGAAAAAGTTTGAATTACGTCAAGATCGGTTTGTTTTTGCTAAATTAGCCAAACTATATCAAACTCCAGAACGATTTCAAGATTTATTAGTGGCGAATTGTTTATTTGATCCTCATTTGTATAGTCGCATGTTAGTCGCAACAGAGGCACATGATCGGTATTTGACATATCGAAGAGTCCACGAATCGCTTATGTATCAAGTGGAACAAGATATACGCTGGTTACACGATCAAACACCCAATCTCAATGAATGGATCTATGTGCATCAGGAATATCCATTATTGTTGACGGCAGTGTGGTCACATCGGATCGTGTTAGAGACACTTATTGTGTTGAATCGTGTTTTAAATTTCTTTCCAATGTGGAAAAGTAAGATTCGAGATACGATTCGAACACCAGAATTTCTATTCACCTGTGAGAAGTATGATCCATTTGTCACGGTTGATGTTGAAAAATCAAAACAATTGTTGCGTAAAAACTTGACCGTGACAGCGTAATACTATATACTAATATATGTTATTCATTATGGTGTTGTGGACAAATTAATACTTGTTTTTTTATAGGAGGTTTTTATGTCATCTTTTGCATCACTTAAACGTAATGATCTTGCCAAACTCACCAAAGCTCTTGAGGACCTGAGTCGCGGTCAGGGAGAATCGTCCTCAGAGGATTTGCGATTCTGGCAACCTACTGTAGACAAAGCAGGAAATGGTTATGCGGTGATTCGGTTTTTGCCGTCTCCAGAAAAAGACGGTGAAAATGGATTGCCGTGGATTCGTAAGTTTTCCCATGGATTTCAGGGTCCTGGGGGTTGGTATATTGAAGAGTGCCCCACCACAATCGGTAAAGACTGTCCTGTGTGCCAGTATAATAACGGTCTTTGGAAAACGGGCATTGAATCCAATAAAGACATCGTTCGTAAGCAGAAGCGAAAGGTTGTCTATATTTCTAACATCTATATTGTAGCTGATTCCGCAATGCCGGAACACGATAAGAAAGTTAAGTTGTTTAGATTTGGCAAGAAGATTTTTGATAAGATTAACGAAGCGATGAATCCACAGTTTCAGGATGAGAAGCCCGTGAATCCATTTCACCTGTATGAGGGGGCTAATCTGAAATTGAAGGTTCGTAATGTAGAAGGCTATCGAAATTATGACAAGAGTGAGTTTGATGGCGTTGCTTCATTGCTGCCCGACGATGCTCAGCTAGAGAAGATTTGGCACGAGGAGTATTCCTTGACTGAGTTCACTGCGGCGAGTCAATATAAATCCTATGATGTTCTCAAGGCAAAACTCGATAAGGTGCTGGGCGAAATGGCTTCTTCTAAAGCAGCTGATCTTTCAAAAGTAGTGAGTGCTAAATCCGCAAAGATGAAGGCAACCGCGACGATTGAAGATGATCTGCGATCCGTCAAAACGACTGCACCTGCAACGACACTTACTGATGATGATTTAGATTACTTTCAGAAGTTGGCGGACACTGAATAAAGAACTGATTTGCTCGGTTATAAGGAACTGGCAGCTGTCTGTTGATATGAACCTTATATGGGAACGTAGTTTTTATTTCTTGATGCTATCCAACTTGATTCTGTTGTACGAGAGCTGGGCATACCTGTAATAATATTATTATTCGTCGCTCCTTTGTTGTTAATGTTTGTTATCGGTGCATTTACAACATTAGCATTACTTTTCTTCTCTTCTTTTGATCTTTCATTCTCACGAGATACGCTATCCATTTTTGTGCCATCAGTTCGTTTGATGGGTTCAGGATCTATTTTTGCTCCATCAGTTTGTTTGACTGGTTCATATGCATTAATATCTGTTGTGGGAGATGTAGATGTGGGATATGTTGGTTCCCCAGTAGGTGAACTTGGTTTAGGAGCACTTGGTTCGGGAGCACTTGGTTCGGGTGAACTTGGTTCGGGTGAACTTGGTTCGGGTGAACTTGGTTCGGGAGCACTTTCACCTTTATTCTGAAGAAAATCTGTAGCTGCACTTTGCACCATTTGTGTTAGTTCTGGCATTCTTTGTCCAGCTGAGGGGTCTTTTTCTGGTTCTATTTCATATGCTTCTGTATATACATCGCGAGCGAGTGATGCTACTGTAGCAGGAATGGCTGTTGCAGCTGATCCAAGTCCAGATACAGCTTCAAGACCAGCACCGACCCAATCACCTTTAACCAAACGACCCACTGCCATTCCCAATCCTATTGCGGCTCCAAGAAGAGGCACAGATTTCCCCACAGCACCAAGCAATGCTTTTGGCACTTTTTTAGCGATAATCTTAGCAATTTTTGATTTGAGTCCCTCTTTTGTTGCAGTCTTTGCAGCAGCTTCGGCACCCTCAGCCACAACCTTTGTACCTGCAGTCTTTGCTACGGCTTTAGCCCCATCAGCAGCAACTTTGGTTTCTGCTATCTTTGTCCAAGGCATTGCAGCTGCTCCAGCAATTCCAGCACCAATTGCACCAATTTTACCAATTTTACCAATTTTTTTGAGACCAACGTTTTTGAGTATACTTCCTCCTATAGATTTCGCGGCGCCAATTCCTTTTTTAAAAGTTCCCCCAATTGTTTTGGCGCCACCAATGATACCCAATACACTAGATAACATACCACCAAATCCAGATTGATCTTCAGGTTGATCTTTTTCATCTTTTTGATCTTCTTTATTTTTGCCTTTCATTAATGATGGAGATTTTCCACCAGCTTTCTTGCCAGCTTCACGAGCAGCTTCACGAGCAGCGTCATTTGCTTCTTCAGCCAGCTTTGCATTTTCTTTTAAGATTTTATCTTGACTGGTTTCTGCATCAACAATTTCTTTTTCTAGTGAAACACTTTCTTCTTGACTCTTTTTGATATCTAAGAGTGTATTGAGTATTGCCGTTTCTTGGTTAGCGTCGTCTTTTGTTAGAAATTTTGCTCCTTTTTCGGTTTTTTCATATAAACGACCTTCTGAAGTTACTTTTGGTGTTGCCCCCATGGAGTTAGCAATCTGATCAACACGAACTGCAATTACATTAAGTGTTTTTAATAAATCATTAACTCCACCAATTTCTTTAGGATTCTCGGTGATATCTTCTGGTGAGTCCGGTGTGGTTGGTTCTAATCCAGCTTCTTTTCTAATCTCTTCTTCTGATCGTCCCAAAGCTTTCGCAGTCAACACACCAGCTAACTTACTGTCTCCTGTCATGGATTTGATGATATTCACAGGATCAAGCATTTTTTTGAAAGATTCTGTTTTTTCTTTACCGCGTTCTACTAACGATTCTTTCAAAGAAGAAAATATACCCTTTCCTTCTGCCAACTTTGTTGCTATCTTGTCTGATACTGTTTCGGGTTTTTCAGATTTATTGGATTCCTCAAGTGTTTTCTTGATGCCACCCAGCGCAGATAACACTTCTTTTCTAGTGTCAGCATCAAACTTGACAGTTGTTGGTTTTTCTATTGGCATATTCTATCTCTTTTTTCTGAGTTCTAGTCTTTCATTTTCTTCTTTCACGTATTGGTTAACCATAGTAATATAGATTAAACGTTCCCATGGCAACATATTTTCTAATTCCTGAATAGAATATCCATGGTGTTGAGCCATAGCGAAGTTTGTTCGAAAATAGTTTTCCAATGTATCATAACGAAAGATTAGACGAAAAAACTTTCAATTCCCTTAGCCTCAATAATTTCCTGATGTTTACACGATGGGCAGACAAAATTAACAGTCAAAGTATTTTTTGGTAATGTATTAAAGAAATGATCAAGTTTTTTAAGTTGTTGTGGAGACAATGATTCAATAAACTCTAATAATTCCTGTTTAGAAATGTCTTTAATATAATGCACACTTTGCTCATCAAACACACTTTCAATACAACTAAGAATAATATCAATGGCATCATCCGCAGTGAAGTTTTCAATCAAAGCCTTGGAAAATTTTGAAAACAAAGGATACTGCATCACCACTCCAATTGTGTTTGTCAACATAATTGTTTTTGTGTGATCGGGAAATGTTGTTGGAGTAAAATTAACAAGATTGATCTCATAATCGGATTTGGTTCCACATGTTGCCTGTGTACCATCATCTTTAGTGATTGTTGCGTTACACTTATAACGAAGATTGATTATTTCTCCAATAGATCGTGCCCGAATTTGCAATAACAAATATTCTATATCAAAAATAGGTAATTCATCAATCGTCGGACCACTAATAAGACAATTAGATAAGACTTGTTTAATATTTGAGATAATTGTTTCTGAATCATCTGAGTGTGCAGCCATCAAAAACAACTTTTCTTCTTTGACTAGAAATGAACGATATTGTACGCGTGTGCCAGACGGCAACACCGTCTCATATATCGGTACATCTATCTTTGGTAATGCCATAATTCACCTCATATTGATGTGGACCCAGGAAGTATTCCTTTAACTTTTCGCTTGAGCATTTCATTCTCCTCATTAATCTTCTGTATGAGACGGCGGGTGTCGGCATTGGATTGTTTGGCGAGCCTCAAAACTTCTCCTGCACGTTGCAATTCCGCCCTTTCTCCACTATCAGTGCCAGCTCCACCAGTGCCTGGTGGAGAACTAGGTGGATTCGTGGCTTGAGTTTTAGTTGAGTATCCAGGTAATTCTTTTTCAATTTCCGCTATTCTTGCAATTTCTCGAAAATTTCTAGTTGTATCTTCTAAATCTTCAAGTGATTTGGGTGTCGCTTCATAAAAAGCTGGGGATTGAGTCGGATCTGTTAAATCATTAACTGTCGCAAAATTTGTTTGCATTTTCTTTTCATCAATAATATAATATTCATAGAAGAATGTTACATTTAGTTTGTGGGGTGCATCATCACCCCACGATGTAGTTAATTGATTTATGTTAGTTGGAAATGCCCGAAATAATTGAAACTGAAGAATAGTATTGAGAGATTCGGTGGTACCACTGACATCATACTGTCTTACGAAAATATCAGTTACGATATCATCAATATAATGTATTGTATTGGTTTCAGAATCAAAGATTTGATTCATCCATCTTTCAAAAAATTTACGAATATCCATTTCTGCTGTGTCTACGAAGGTGAACGTGGTCTCAGCATAGATGGAGTCATAGGGTGTTTTATAGATTGGTCCATAGATTCTATTATCTGTTGTGCCAATCTGTCTTCCAGGCAATTCAGCTGACTCGCATCGAAGTGTTAAAAGTGGTGCGATGCCTGTTGAATCAGGCTCGATAACAACCACAGGTGGAGTTAATTGTACATCAAAATGACTGGTTTTCGCTATTCCGCGTTCTCGAATATCTGCTAAAAATTCACTAATATTTCCAGGCATTAGATACTCCTCACCGATTCTTGATGTACAAAGTCTTTGCTCTTTTTGGCAAACTGTTCAGTTGGCAACAAACACGCGATATCCCATTCTTCAGCAGGAATTTCTAGAAAGCGTGACTCCACATGAGGATACAGATATCGTTTCAGACAGGGTTCAAACTCAGGAATATTGGTTGCTCGTTGAAGGATATCATAAGATAACCGAAACCGTGTCTTTTCATCATATTGATCATTGGTTAAATATGCACTCAGTTTATTTAGTAGACGAACTCGCCTTTTGGGTGAAAGATAGTGTAGATTAAGCCCCAGAAACCCATCTGAGTACTGCTTAATAGGAATAACAAGTGGAAACCGATCATAGTATGGCAACGTCTCTTTGAGTTTGGGATCATAGAAGAAATGGTACATTCTGCCTACAATCGTTTTGTTTCGTTGTTGTTCGCGATCTTTTAGAAAGGCTTGACGGCTTGGTTTGAGATTCTTGGTTTTTTGTAACAGCCATGCTTGTGCTTTACGAGTGCCTGGAGTCAATCCCTCTTTTTTTAGGGACGCATCAAGTCGCTGAAGTAGTGTTTGAACCATAGAAGTATTTATTAGAGCCCGAGGTCATTTTCAGTGATTATTTTGAATTCCCAACCATGGTCCTTACAAAACTCTTCGGCTGCCTGCCACTTTGCTTGGTTGACTGCATATGTCTTGACTTCCTGTAGAAACTTTTGCGTCTGTCGTTTGGGGGTCCGTAGGGTGGTCTGAGCGAGGGGTTTGACCTCTAGAATATAGGTAACATTGGACCCATCTTGCTTCTTCACCTTGACGATGAAGTCGGGAAAGTACCGATGCACACAGTGGTCAACAGGTGAGACATATTTGATGGGTAGTTCTTCTGATGCCCACCACTCTACCTGGGGATGCAGATCCAGTTGACGCATGACTTGCTGTTCCCAAGATGATCGATAGATGATCTGATGGGGGTTTCCTCGATACTTTTGAGGGTGCTTGGGGACGAATTTACCACGATAGGTCATATAAATAATCTCAGTTGTATTTATTACAAGGACTCTACAATGGCTGAACCCAATCCAATTAATCCGCTGTTTGCTCAAAAGGGAACAGGGGCACTGAGTGCTTTAGAAGAAAGTAAGTTTAAGTATAGCCAACTCAGATATCCACTTGATGTTGATAGTAATAAACGTTTTTCGTACTGGATGAAGTTTAATGTTTTAATGAGTATGCGCAGTAAGTATGCTGAAAAATTAAGTTTTGGAGATTCAGACCAATTTAGGACAATGAAAGATCAACAGGATGCCATATGGAAAACACGCGAAGCTGGGAATGTCAACCGTGAGGGTGCGGGATGGCAGGTCTCGCAATTCTTTAGACCTCAAGTTGTTGGAACGAAGCAAAGTATACTTTTATATATGCCAGATACGTTGAATTGGAATTTTAAAAATAGTTGGGACGAGGCTAATGTTCAGGAAATCATGGGAAAGTCGGGTCTGGCTTTGGAAGCTCTCAATACGGGAAGGTCATGGATATCTGGAATAATGAAGGCAGTGACCGGCAATGCTGGGAATCTGTTTGCTGGTAAGGCAAATACTACGTTGGCAGCCGGAGCGGAAAGTGTTGCTACGGGGTTAGGACTTGGGGATGCAGGAACAAATTTAGCAGTTCAAGCAACAGGATATGCATTTAATCCTGGAGTTGAAGTTTTATACAAATCACCTACGTTACGCGAATTTCAATTTGAATTTATTTTTGCTCCTCGCAACAAAAAAGAAGCGGAGTCTGTTATTGAGATTATTCAAATGTTTAAGTTTCATTCAGCTCCTGAATTTATATCTAATGATGCAGGAAGATATTATATTCCTCCGTCTCAATTTGATATTGGATTTTATGGGCGTATGGGTGATGGTAGCACGGGGGAGATTTGGCAATTAGGAAAAATTAAGTCTCAATGCGTCCTCGATAACGTGACTGTGAATTATGGACAAAGTGGAAAATTTGCAGTTTTTGAAGATGGCACTCCTACAAATATTCAATTACAATTGAATTTTAAAGAGACATCCTATATCACTAAAGAAGATGTGGAGCAAGGCTTCTAATGTCTATTCGATATTTCAGTAATTTTCCCATCATGACATATTCATTGGATCCGTCAGCTACGGAAGTTCCTGATTTGCGCACGAATATTTTTCGCCGAGTTAGTTTTCGTGAAACTATTAGTGAAAACGCTAGATTGTTTTATCCATATAGTGTTAAAGAGAGTGATTTGCCAGAAATTATTGCAGATAAATTGTATGGAAGTGTGGACTATTATTGGGTGGTGACTCTCTTCAACAATATTATAGACCCCATTATTGACTGGCCAAAAACTTATCAAAATTTTCAATCATATATTATCAATCAATATGGATCGATAGCAGCAGCCAAAAATCAAATTCATCATTACACAAAAACGATATCAAAGGTGAACAGTGTGGGTAATTCAACATCAGCGACTTATATTATTGATCTGACTACCTATAATTCGTTGTCCTCAGTTGTGCCCCAATCTTTTGCATTCTCTAATGGATCTACTGTTACTGTTACAACCACTCGCGCAAGCGTATCGAGTTATGCTTACGAAGAAACACTGAATGAGAGCAAACGCAACATTCGACTTTTAAAACCTGACTATCTTTCATTAGCTAAGACAGAACTTGCAAACCTTTCCATATAGTATATTATGGCGCAACCTCCAGAAGAAGGCGTTCAATTAGCGACTGATTATCGTCTCGTTGCGGCAAGTATTATTAGTAGTACTGGCGCTGTGATAGATGTTCGATTGATTTTGGATGAAATTAATATTTATGAAGACATATTGAGCCCGGTAATTACTGGCAATATTATTTTACATGATTCGAATGATTTAATTAATAAATCGCCTATCACAGGATTTGAATATTTCAGTGTGGAATTTGAAAAACCATCAAGTTCTCAAAAATATTCAAAAATCTTTCGCATTTATAAATTAACAGATAGAAAGCGTATCAACGCACAGAATGAAATGTTTGTTCTTCATTTTTGCTCTGAAGAATTACTTATTAATGAATTGAGTCGCGTATCAAAAACGTATCAGAGTAAAACCATTGATAGTATTGTTCGTGATATTGCTCGTAATTATTTAAAAATTGATTCAAAAAAAATTCCAACATCTCAAATACATCCAACAGTAGGCACTCATTCTATTGTTATTCCAAATTGGAATCCATTTTTTGCGATTAATTGGTTGAGCCGAATGGCAATACATTCTATCTATTCGAGTCCATCTTATGTTTTTTTTGAAGATCGTGATGGATTTCATTTTACGCCACTGGAACTCTTGAGCCAGGGAACACCTATTAGAGATGTATTAGTATCACCGAGAAATTTAGGATTTGAAACAGATAAATCAGAACCTGATCTAGAGACTTCTGGAAAAACGTTGTATGAATGGGAAATGCCATGCGGATTTGACATTATTCAAAATATTTCTTCTGGAATGTATTCCGGATCTGTGATTACAATTGATCCTGTTCGTCAGCGAATAGGATCCATGAATCTCAGTTCGTCGGAAATGTTCAAGAAAACCAAACATCTAAATGATAAAAATATGACTAGTAATCTTATGACGAGACGTGGCACAACTCTTGAAGGTGAATTTAATTCTCTTTTGAGAATGTATCCAACGACCTTGGGACATGATAACTTGAAATATGGAGGTCTCAGTGGAGTGGCACTTCCAAATAAAGTTGAACAGTGGCTTATTCAACGTAATATGTATTTGTCGTTGCTTCATTCTTCTCGCGTTAATATTTCTATGCCTGGCGATACAGAGTTTCGTGTAGGACAAGTTTTAAACGCAAAATTTCCATCGCTTATCATGCCTGATAAAACAGAAAAGCCACTTGATAAATTGTATAGTGGTAAATACTTTATCGCCGCTCTTCGTCATTCGCTTAATCGTCAAAGTCATATGTGTTATTTGGAATTGGCAAAGGAATCAACTGCAGTTTCTTATCCACAGACACTTAATACTTCTCAACTAATTAAAGCTGCAATAAGTATCTAATGTTACAAGAATCAAATTACATGGGATATGATGGGTTTGTGTGGTGGGTTGGAGTGGTAGAGGATCGTTTTGATCCACTCAAACTGGGTCGGTGTCGTGTTCGCATTGCTGGTGCGCACACAGCGGACAAGTCTTTGATTCCTACAGTTGAATTGCCTTGGGCGCATCCATTGATGCCACTCACTGATTCATCTATGTTAATGTTTAAAGAGGGCGACTATGTGATGGGTTTTTATTTAGATGGACCTAACGCTCAACATCCTGTGATGATGGGAATTTTGCCTGGCATTCCTGATCGATTATTAGATAAGACTGTGGGGTTTTCAGATCCACGAACTGATTCTGAATTAAAAGAATCTCCAAGGCCACCTCAAAAATTACAATCTACTTCGGGTGTGGGAGTCAAAATTATCGAATTTCCCAACGCTCAACGATACCCAAATGTAATCAATGAACCAACAATCAGTCGTGTGGCTAGAAATGAGCAGATTAAAGAGACTATCGTTCAAGCTAAAAAAGACTCTGTGGTCAAAAATGCACCAACAACCTATGTGCGAACATTCGATGAACCTCCAACTCCTTATTATGCCAAATATCCTTATAATAAGGTAATTGAAACGGAATCGGGGCATTTATTTGAATATGATGATACTCCAGGAGCAGAGAGGATTCATTTCTATCACCGATCTGGAAGTTTTATCGAAATGCACAACGATGGCACAGTAGTGGTGAAAACAAGCGGAGCTGGTTATGAGTTCGTATTAGCCGATAAGCAAATTTACGTGGCAGGTGATTGCAATATTACATCATCTCAAAACATCAATATTAAAGCTGCCAAAGATATTGTGATGG